GTTTTTCCAGCCAATTTGTGGGCGCGGCGAACTGCGTTCCACTTATAGGTACCTTTTTGGACCATGTTTATGGCCAACACTCTTTCCCGATGACGACGACATTTGTGAATCAAGGCGTAACAATCGCCCCACGTGTGCTGTCGAGTTCTTGGAAGGAGTTTCCCCTCAAATCTGGTATCGATACCAAGCGTGTTGAACCATGTTCGTACCTTTCTTCGCTGCGTGAATTTGATGATGTACGCACGAAGTATTGGCGCGACGTTGCCGATCGTACCAGTATTGAGTCGAGGTTTGCTGCCTTCACGGCGCCACTTACCTTACGTGTTAAGGAAGACTTTGCATCGGATGCATGGAACACCGTTGCGGATGTGTGGCTTCGTTTCGTTGGCAAGCTGAAACCGATGACGTTGAATCAGGGCGTTGAGTGTCTACCAAATGATACCTCGCCTGGATTGCCTTATTGCAGGATGGGTCTCACCACAAAGCGTGATGCACGCGATGCGATGATACGGGACGCGAAGATTCTGAGCGCAGGTAGCGCACGGAAGCCTTTCGTCTGGCCATGTCTTGCAGGGGCACGTCGTGTTGTTCGGTTGCGTGGGCTTAATAAGCCCCGCCTGGTCTGGTCGTACCCGGGTGCAGTCGCCGCTCTTGAAAGCAAGTATGTCTATGCAATCATGGAGCGATTTGATGCGATTGGCTACCCCAAGTGGCTAGGCTGGTCAGTGCAGTGGATGGACGGTGGGAGGTCTCTCGCCAGAATGATGCATGCGCCATCGTGGGTGCATGGATTGTTGAAGTTGGATTGGTCTGCGTTCGATTCGTCGGTCGCGGCTACTCTTATTCGACAAGCTTTCAGAGTGGTGAGATCCTTTTTTCCCAGTGACGTACGCACAAGACGTGAGTTACGCATCATTGAGACCTACTTCGTCGACACTCCGCTGCTGCTATATGATCGCGTTGTTGTCAAGCATCGTGGGATCCCGTCTGGGTCTGGATTTACTCAGATAATTGGGTCCATGGTGAATATGATGCTCTGTGTTTATGCTGTTGCACAAATACAATGGATGAAGCTCAGCATTGATGACAGCGTGTGGCTCGGTGATGATGCCCGGTTGGCCCTCAGTGAGGGTCGCCCTGCAGAAGGTCGTGACGTAATTGTCGGCCATCTACAGGAATGGGGCGGTCATATCGGACCAGAGAAGACACAGTCAACTGTAGCCCATCCAGAAGTGGATTTTGGGGCGCAGGTTGCCGGTTTTCTTTCGAGATCCTTCGTGCTTCTGCCCTATTCATTGGGGTTTGATCATGAGGGTGCTCGTGCTAGGATAGTCTATCCTGAAGTCGCGGACGGAAGTCCGGGCGATACGCAGGTGAGATTGATCGGTCTGGCGTGGGCGTACGGGTTTGACGCAGGTATGTATGCGTGCTTATCCCGTTGTTGGGCATGTGTTGGTAACAAGGTAGAACAAGCAACACATCGGTCACGTTTTGTTAAGACGTGGCTTGCGCACTCTTTAAATCTGCAAGATGATGAGTGTGCTGTCCTGATCCGTGATGGTTTTCCGACCCGAGAGAAGCTCCTGTGGCGGTACTACGGTCACGTGTGACTTTTGCAGCTATGCTGGACTACAAACTCCCCAGCTGAAACAATCTAGAGATAAGGGCAAACCTGCCTCCCCTAAGTGCGGGTACTGGGTGTGGGACCACTCTACCAGTCC